CATAACCTGAATCTGAGGCAGCATCTGGCAAGGCTGGGACGGAAGTCGCTGTCGTTCTCAAAATCGGTGGAGCTGCATGATAAAGTCATCGGGCATTATCTGAACATAAAACACTATCAATAAGTTGGGACCATTACCTGCAGCCATGATGCTATACGCCACCAAAAATAAAAACGACGTGTTGGACTTGTAATGCAGCGGTGCACGGCCTTACTCCAGCTGAACGGCTTTTTACCATCACGGCTAATCACTTCAATGCGCAGGCATTCTTTCAGATGGATCAGGTCGGTTGCTCCCATGCTTGCAGCTGGAGCTGGCTCAAAGGTCGAACCGGGAGCTAAAGATAAATCTTCCATAAATTGGCGGAATCTCTGAAATGTCTCATTACTTGTTATGTGCTTCCATTACAAGTGGAAGGATTCCGAAAGAATAACGAAGTCGCTTGGTTTTGGAAAGGATCTTTGTCATTTAATGCTAAGTAGCTTTTAGCATCACGGCGGTAGTCAAAGCCCTTACCAGACCCCACAGAATGGCCACAACGCTACGTAAAATCGAACTCAATCCCGCATTTCAATACGATCACGCGCCCAGAGTGGCGCAGGATATATTATTGCACCGGAAAAATAATTGCTTCGCTCATCAAATCGGCGCTACACCGCATCCGCCTGCGGGTTTTGCATCAGAAAAATTATTTTAGTTTTCTTTTTTACAAAACGCCCCCATCAGCCCGCGCCGCCGGGCTTCCTGCTGAAAAACCGCAACTGTAATGTGTGAAATAAATTTCACTTTTTTCAGTAAACCGGATCGCCTTTGGACTGCTGGGAAATTAATTTAATGATTTATATGGGAAAGTTAATTTTACTTGGAGCTGAATTGTGTGAGGCCGCCGGACGATCTGAAAGGATGGCAGGCGTGGCGCGGCGCGGCTTTCACGTGCTGGTGAAACTGAAATCTGTTGCGAAGCGAAAATATTGTTAGCCAGCCGAGAAAATCACGAAGAACGGGAGTATTTCAGGCTGCTATCGGAAAACTTACGCAACACTGGGGCAAAAAAGGGTCACTGGGCAGTACGAAAAGAAAAAACCACCTCGAAAGGTGGCTTTAACGCGCTGATTTAACAGCTAAAATTTGGTGGCCCCTGTTGGGTTTGAACCAACGACCAAGCGATTATGAGGCCGTTGGTAATTTCTTATAAATCAATAGATTATAAATATAATCAAAGTGTTAGCTATTGAATATTACTGAATATTATTGATGGTTGATGATCTGGTGCGACACTATTGCGACACTTTGCGCGATAGTGGGTTAAACCTTAATGCGTCTTCCAGATGTTCGGGGGAAAAGTGAGCATATCTCATTGTCATCTTAATATCTGTGTGACCGAGAATGCGCTGCAGTACGAGTATGTTCCCGCCGTTCATCATAAAGTGGCTTGCAAAGGTGTGGCGCAACACATGTGAAAGCTGGCCTGCAGGCAGCATAATGCCAGTGCGCTTAAGTGCAGTTCGGAACGCGGTGTAACACGGCTCAAATATTGCGCTCTTATTGCCTTCTATGAGTGATTCATAAAAAGCTGCGTCAATCGGTACGGTTCTATTCCTCTTACCTTTGGTTTTTATGAACGTGACTTTACCTGCATTGAGTTGGGAGCGCGTTAGCGTCTCTGCCTCTGACCAGCGCGCGCCAGTCATCAGGCAAAGTTTCACCACTTTCTGAAGTGACTTGTTACTACTGTTTTCACACTCCATCAACAAGCGATCAATTTCATCGTTAGAAAGAAAGGCCATTTCGCTTTCGCCAATACGGAACGGTCGAAGATGGCTTAAAGGGTTATCAAGCTTCCACTGGCCCAGCCGGCGCAGTTCATTAAAGACCGCTTTGAAGTAGCTAAGCTCAAGGTTTACAGTTCTCGGTGAAACTTGCTTAACCCTGTCTGTACGTGAAAAATCGCCGGCGAGGCGCTTTTGCCGGTACTTAGAGAAAATTTCTGCGTTAAATTCAGCTGCACCAGGTTGGCCCATGCATTCACATGCATATTTCATAGCCTCAAGCCGCTTCTTTCCGTCGCCTAACGTGATACCGTGCGCCAGATACCAGGCGTCCACTAATTCAGAAAGCGTCCTGTCTTCTTCTTTGCTCTGAAGCCACTCTTTATTTCTGTCAGGGTCAAAAGCGAACTTTTCGAAAGCTAAGGCTTCGCCTTTGGTGGCAAAGGTTTTTCTGACTCGTTTTCCTGCTTCGCGGCCCAGCGGGTAAAAATCTGCACACCATTTACCATTAGGAAGCTTTCTAACCGGCACGACACAAACCCCTTAAATACAAGTCATTATCACAATACCTACTGGCGAAATATCGTCCAATGCGCATTCAAATTCAGATCCCGTACCAGTAATGCGTACTTTACCGCCTGGAAGGCGAGTAATGGTTCTGATGCTGTTCATGCCTTCAATGTTTAACAGCCATTTTCCATCGACTACAGATTTGTAGTTGCGATTGATGATGTACTGTTGCTCGCCCTCAATCACCACCAATAAGTTGCTTTCCTCATTGGCTCGATCCAGAAAAAGTTTTCGCTCAACGGTCACATCATCCAGCTTGTTAATTTCACTATTGGTTAACTTTATTCTTGGTACGTTAATAAGATCTTTGATGGTTTCACTTTTAAGCCCATTCTCAGCTGCAATCGCGTTAGCTGCAGATGGTGGAGTGCCTTGTCCATAAAGCAACCAGTTCAAGTCTGCGTCGGTGTCGAGGAGACACTGGACGATTAAATCAGCTGGGAAAGCATCTCTTTTGTAACGCATAGCCAAGTTGCTTGATGACAAACCAACATGATCCGCGTACTGAGATTTCTGTTTAAAACCATAAGCCTGTATCAATCTATCTAAGATGGCTCCGCCACTTCCGCTGAACTTTGTGACTAACATAGTTGAGAATCCTATTGCGAAACTAAAATATTTGAATTAGCATCGCTTCGTAGTGAATATTGTTGAATGTTATTGACTTCAAGTTAACCGGAGATGATGCCTCATGAGACCTAACATTACAATTGTCATGGCTGAACCTTATCTGCCTTTAGCTGAGTACTGTCGCCGTACTGGAACCCCTGTTGGTACGGCTCGTGACATGATTCGCGATGGCCGTTTACCTATCAAAGGTAAGGGCGATAAACCAAGAGCTTCGGTTGAAGTCAACATGGCAGCGCTGACAATCCAGGCCATTACCGAAAGTAACGTCTCTGTTAACTTCCAGGCAATTTAATTCACTCAGGATGAGTAAGCCATGTTTGATTATCGCGTTTCCAAACATCCACATTTTAACGAAGCCTGCCGCACCTTTGCGCAGCGCCATAACATGACGAAGCTGGCCGAGCGCGCCGGCATGAATGTTCAGACCTTGCGCAATAAGCTGAACCCAGAGCAAGTCCATCAGCTTACGGCCCCGGAAATCTGGTTACTCACCGATCTTACTGAAGACTCAACGCTGGTTGATGGTTTTCTGGCTCAGATCCACTGTTTGCCGTGCGTTCCGATGAATGAGGTAGCGAAAGAGAAGCTGCCGCATTACGTCATGAGTGCCACTGCGGAAATTGGACGCGTTGCCGCCGGAGCTGTATCAGGTGACATAAAAACCACCGCAGGACGACATGCTGTTATCAGCAGCATTAACTCGGTGACGCGATTAATGGCGCTGGCAGCCGTATCGATGCAGGCGAGACTTCAGGCGAACCCGGCGATGGCAAGCGCAGTTGATACAGTGACAGGGCTTGGCGCCTCCTTTGGGCTGATGTGAGGTGATAATGTCGTTTTCCATAGCTCCACTTCTCAAGCGTCAAAGTCCATCGCCTGCTTATGGTCACGGTTGGATTATGGGTAAAGATGGCAAGCGCTGGCATCCAAGCAATAACCAGCAGCAGCTATTGCGTGAGTTATCAACAAAGCGTCCGGTTATTACGGCGCGCATCAAAAAATTTATAGGGGGCTGATATGGGTAGCGTTGCTCTCGCTGTAAATAAAAAGAATGCACCGGCATCTTTTACCGAAATTCGTCTGGTACATGCTCGTGCAGATAAAGTCGAAAAAATGACGTTTGATGAGTTTCGGAAAACGTGGCGGCAGATGCGCAAAGCAAATAGCAATCCCGCTTTGAACTATTTCAACCGCCAGAATGACGATTTTAAATTCTGCGTGTTGACGCTGGCAAACCGTGAGGCGCCAGGCTCATTTAAGGCGGATGAAGTCGGAAAGCCGTTTGAATATTTCGACGAACGTCGTCGCGAGAAAATTATTACTGCAATGAATAAATTATCCCGATGGGGACGAATATTACCGCGTCAATTTTCAACGGCCGACTGTTTTATCCCCGATTAAATACACCTGAGTTAATTAAAGACGTAAACCCGTCAGGCATTCTTTTGCCTGAAAACTGGAGAGAGATTAATGCGAAATATTGAAAGCCATAAATATAAAGATGATGTGGAGCCCATGACGGATTTGTTAAATAGCGCACGTATGGATGAGCGCAAAGGGCGCGCGCAGGTTGTTTCTGAGCGTCTCGCTGAAATAGCCGAGCATATCCATCAGCAAGAGCTGAATGGCGTTGAAGCGGCTGAGCTGATCCGTCGTGAAGCTCAGCGTTACCAAAACGAATCCCAGGAGCTGCACTGATGACCGATTTAATCGACATGGCGCAGCAGCGCGCCGACGAGCTGCTGGCACGCAACATCGCCAACGTGGTCAACCGTCCGGTCAGCGTATCGGCTTCATTCTGTGAAGACTGCGACGCGCCAATTCCCGAACAGCGTCGCCGTGCTGTGCTTGGCGTTACTCGCTGTGTCAGCTGTCAGGACATGGCCGAGCGGTACACAAAAGTATCAAAAGGCGGTGCGGCATGAATACGATCCTAAAGTGGGCGGGCAACAAGTCCCGCGTAATGCTGGAGCTACTGGCTCATCTGCCAGAAGGTGCTGACTGGTCTGCAGAAGTGGCGTCCCAATGATTCAGGAATACGCTTACCCGTGGAACGCTCCACGGGAAGCCATCGCCAGCCCTTATCCCACCTATGAGGAAATGCACAGCCGCAGTCAAATGATTGCGGCTTTGGCGCGTGCGCAGGATCTACTGGAAAAGCAGCCGACGCTGATCCAGCTCGACGTTAAGCGCCGCGTCAGCGAGCTGGAAAAGACTCAGGGCATTGCCCGTGCCAATGCGT